ATTATGAGTCGTAGCGGAGACGCTACCGCAGACGCATTGAACGATACAATAAATTTTAAATTAAGAAGAGAAATAGACCCTAGAACTGGAAATTTAGTTACAGGAGAAACTGTTTTATACAGAGATACAGAAGTTTTTGATGGAGGACCAAACGCTTATTTAACAAATAGTGAAATGCTTGCTGCGGCTAATTCTAATGGTTTTGATAACATAAATGATTATTTAAAAACATTAGATAAAAGATTTGTACCTATAGATGTTACGTCTCCAAACCCAGTAGGAACTGGCGTAAGAGAGCAAATAGAAAAACAAGAAATTGTTTTATCTAATGGAACAACAAGATTAGAAACAGACGCTGAGGCAATAGTAAGAATTAATAGTGAAAACGAACAAAAAATCAAAAAAGAAAATGAAGAAGTAAAGTTAGCAGAAAGAAGACAAGGAATTGGTTTTGTGAACAAGTTTCTAAACATTTTTGGAACGCCATCAGGGGTAGAAACTTATATGGTAGACGGAGAAGAAATAACTTACACGCCTGGAGACGAAGCAACAGACGCAGCAGATATAGCTTTGCTTAAAGAAAAAGGCATTATTCAAGACGAAGAAGAAGTAGACAGCACGCCGTTGATGACCGCAGAACAAGGTAAAGAGTTATTAAAATTATACATAATGGGAGCTGGGTTATTAAATCAACAAGAAGCAAACACAGGAATGAGAATAGCACCGATGTTTTCACAAAAAGGATTAACTTTGCCAGTTGAGCAACTTTACAAAAAAAGGAGGATATAATGGCTATTACAGATGAAGAATTACAAATGGCTATACTTAAACTGTCAGGCGATGTAGCTGCTGGCAGGTCATTTAAAGAAAGTTTTAGCGAAGGGCAATCTGTTATAGATAATCTGCGTAGCGGTCAAGCAAAACAAACTAAAACTGCTTTAGAATTAGAAAACTTAGCACTTAAAAACGCAAAATTGCGTGAAGAAATAAATCCAATGCAAAACGATGAAGTTTATCAAGAATATTCACCACAAATGGCAGCTAGAGACAAGACCATACACAACGCATACGGAGCATTGGACGACATATCTTTTGGTATTGGAACAATAGGAGAGACTTTTGGAATGCAACCAACTAGATTTACAACAGCTAGACGTGCAGCAGAAGATTTGAACAAAGATATTAAAATTGTTCTTACAGGCTCTTTTAAAGGTAGACCTAGTAATTATCTTTTAAAAGAAATAGAACAACTTTTGCCAACCATCGGTAACTGGGTTGGTGGTGATGCAAAAGCCTTAGAGAGATATCAACAATTAAAATTTAGATTTGACCAATGGATACCTGAATTGGACGGAGAAGTTTCACGAGCAACAGGTAAAACAAAAATAGATTTAATTAAACAAAGAGCCAAAGCAGTACAATTAGGAAAAAGACTAGATAGCGTTATAGCTGGTTTTACAGAAGACGGAACAAAACCAAATGTTAATGCGTATCCTGATATACCTGTGGGATACGAATTGCCTGACACAGAAGAAGGTTTAGCAGAAATGGAAGATATCTTTATGTCAGAAATACCTGGCGAGGAATATAAAAAATGACCGAAGACGAAAGAAATGAATTGTTAGCACAATCAAGACTAGCTGATTCTTTTAATCAATACAAAATTATGGGTGCTAAGTTATTAGAAAAAGGAAGAATTACACCTGAGCAATACCATAACAAAGTTAGAGAATATGGTCTATATACAGGAGCAATAGACCCAAACAACAAAAACATACCTGAGTCAATAGACGACAATGATGGATTAAAAATGGGATTAGAAATTGGTGGTGCAATAGCTGGTTCTTTGTTATTTGGTGGTGCTAGGCTAGCACATCCTTTAGGCTGGTTAGGTTATATGGCTCAACAATCATTAGCCTCAGGTGCAGGTGCTGGTGTCGCTAATTACTTTTACAACAAAACTATGAGTTCAGCACAATACGCTTCTGACAAACAAATGGAAGAGGCATTAGAACTTGGTGGCGATGTAGCAAAATTCAACGCAGCTTTTATGGGTGGTTTAAAAGTAGGTGGACCATTAATTAAAGGCGTATACCAAACTGCAAAAGGAGCTACAATGTTAGCAGGTAAAGCAGCTGGAACAATACCAGGCGTTGGTGCAGTAGGTAGATTTGCAAATAAAAAAGTGCAGGGCGTCGTTGGCTACATGAACGGCAAACTAGCACAACAAAATATTTTTGCAAATGAACTTATGCAAACTGCGGCAGAGAGAGGAATTGTAATTACAAGAGCAATGACATTTAGCCCTACCTTTAGGTCTTTAGCTGAAGCGTTTTCAAGAATGCCTTTTGTTGGTACGCCGTTGCAAGAGGGTTATGAAAAAGCTATGAAATCAGTCGCAAATACGTTGGTTGATGACATCGGCAAAGGTTTAAGCCCTGAGCAAGCAGCGGCTAAATTTTCTAATAGATTTAAATGGGATGATACAAAGAAAAAATACATTCTTAGTGATAAAAATGGCTATAACCCTGACGCTGTAAATTTAGATGCTTTTGTTAATTTGTTAAGAAGAGCAGATGGATACGAAGTAAACATACAAAAACAATTAGATAAAATGTTTGGTTCTTATAGTCCAAGAACAGGAAGAAGAACCTCGCCATCAGGGGAAGCAAGTCAAGCGTTAGCTAGAAATACTTTTGCAAGTTTAAATAACTGGTGGAAAACTATCGAAGCACAGAATGCTCGTAGTAGATATCCAGCAGAATTTAGAAAATTAATGGCTGATGTAAAAAGGCATAGAGCAGGAGAACAAATGACTCCTTTGCAATTAAGACAATTATTTGAAGGCATGAATAAAACAGAAAGACATTTACTCAACAGCATAGATGGTGCTTATGCAGATGATTTATATAGACAATTTGGAACTGCAAGAATAGCTTTGGACGAAGACATAATTAGAAGTGTTAATGCAAACAGGAGCGGAAGGAGGTTTGGTGCTGACTTTACAAAATATCAAAAACTCAGAAAAGAACAAATTGAATTTTTAAGAAAAGCAGACCAAACAGGCATGCTAAGTGCTGCCAATGTAGTTTTTAGAGAAAACGACCAAGCATTTATACAAGGCATAAATACAGCTATGAGAGATAGTTTGTTATTAAAAGCAGTTGGAGGTCCACAAAAACAATATGTAGATATTTTACGAGGAGCACAAAACGGAGAATTTGTTACTTTACCTGGAGCTACGTTTTTAGCAGGCAGAGTAGCACAAGGCAAATCAGGTTCAGCAGGATACGAAGAAGTGTTAGAGCAACTGTTTGTGAAAGGCGGAAGAGCGGAACACGCAAACTTAAAAGAATTAATTGGCACTAAAAATTATGCAAAATTAGCACAAAACGAAATGGACAATTTGTTCGACAGCACCATCATTAAATACATGAATGAAGGCGGTGCTGGTAGACAGGAATTTTTAGAACGTATTGGTGCTGCTGGCACAGCTAAAGAAATGAAAGCTGCTAAAGACAGAATGAATTTAATTTTAGATGGATGGAATGACGCACGTAAAACGAGCGGACTTAAACCTCTTAAATATAAAGATTTAGAAAATTATGGATTGTTGTTATCGTTCTTGCCTGAAAGACCTGCACTCAATCAATTTGTGCAAAGGTCTATTGCTTTAAAAATGGCTGGTGGCGTAAACATCGGTGCACTTACAGGTTTTATCGGAATAGGTGGTGGTGCAGGTGCTGCTTTCGGACCACTTGGAGGGGTAGCAACTATGGTTGGGCTAAGATTGCTAGCTGGAATTATATCAAAACCTGCAATACATGATGACATTGCAAATTTATTAGCAAAAGCACCAACAAACCCTGAGGCACGTGCAAAAGTCTTAGAAGAATTAGAAAAAAATCCACGAAGTGCGGCTTTTAGAAATCTTATAAATGGTATGTTTGAAAGAATGTCAGCTGCAAAAGACCCAGCATTAATGAAAGCATTGCGTGCAATGGGTGCAGAAAGATTAGCTGAGGAGGAAAGATTGTGATACCAATGGAACTACTTAGCATGTTAGCTAGCACTGTACTAGGTGGCATTATGTCTATCATGGCTCAGAAAGGACAAGCTGAGGCAGAACGACAAAAAATGTTGATGGCTAGGGCAGGGTTTGCAGCTAAACAAACAGATAAAGCTAGAGAAATCTCTGACCCCCACACAAAACACACACGTCGTTGGATTGCCTTGATGTGCGTATTTAGTATTATTGTAGTGCCAATCGTTGCACCAATATTTACTGATGTAAACATTGCATATCAAATAGTAACTGAGGCTGATAGTGGCTGGTGGATATTTGGTTCTACTTATGAAACATCCTATTTTCAAGAAGGCAATACAATTTTTATAACTAATTTACAATCACACACAATTTTTTCAATAATAGGATTATATTTTGGAGGCTCATTGACGAGAAAATAATATGGCAAAACGTGGACTTTACGCAAACATACATGCAAAAAGAAAAAGAATTAAAGCTGGCTCAGGAGAAAAAATGAGAAAGAAAGGTGCTAAAGGTGCACCTACTGACGCACAATTTAAACGTGCAGCTAAAACAGCTAAGAAAAGAAAAAAGAAAAAATAAATGGTAGCTAAAAAATACCAATCTAAAACTGGTGGTTTAAACGAAGCTGGCAGAAAATATTTTAAAAGAAAAGAGGGAGCAAATCTCAAGAGACCTGTAACAGGTAAAGTTAAAAAAGGTTCAAAAGCAGCCAAAAGAAGAGCAAGTTTTTGTGCAAGAATGTCAGGAGTTAAAGGACCAATGAAAGATAGTAAGGGCAGACCGACTAGAAAAGCATTGGCATTAAGGAAATGGAAATGTCGTGGAAAAAGTTAAAACCTGCGTTGTTTGTACTTGGTTTAATAATCGTTCTGTTGAGTATAGAATCAGCAATATCAGACGTTACTAGCTCAGGCAGCACTACTAATACTCAGTCTAATAATGCTGGGTCAAACACAGCAATTACAGGTGGTTATGAATCATCAACTACATACCAATCAGGTAGTAGTTCCAACACAACTACCAATAACGAAACCAATAATTCTACAAATCAAGAAACAGCAGTTAATACTTCCTCAGCTCCTGCTATGAGTGTATACGGACAAGACTCATGTGTTATTCCGCTTGCAGCAGGAGTAACTGTTATCGGCTTCTCAGGAAGTTTTGGCAGTTATATGGTTGATGAAGCCTGCGAGAGAAGAAAGTCTGTTGCGGTTTTATCTAAGCTAGGCATGAAAGTAGCAGCAATAAGTTTGATGTGCCAAGACGAAAACGTATGGCAAGCCATGATGGATGCTGGTACACCATGCCCTATCGAGGGATTAATAGGAGCTAAAGCTAAAGAGAGATGGATGGAGAAACGAAGAAAAGAAATAACTGGAGGTACTCAAACTAAACCGAGTATGACATGGAATGAGAAGCCTATACCTAACGGCAATATTGAGCCTGTTAAGTAGTTGTGCTACTTACCAAGTAGAAATAGGAGAACCTATATGGGGTTCTAATGAACAAGAAATATACCCAATCGAGAGACAATGAGATATTTAGCAATACTTTTATTTCCGTTAAGTTTGTTTGCAGAAACTACTGGAAACTTAATTACTAATGGTACTTTTGAAAATGGTAACTCTAATGGCTGGACAACTACTGGCGAAGTTACTGTTCTTAATGATTGCTGTGGTTCTCAATACGATTTAGAAATAGGATTATCAGGAAGCATAAGCCAATCGTTTGACCTAACATCAGACACCATAACACAACCAATGTTAGATAACGGCATTACGCTTAACAGCTCAGTCCAGGTGCAGAACGGAGAATGTGGGGTAGCTCAATGCTGGGGAGGTAGTGGACCAGCAGATACTTTTACCATTCAATTACAAATAAAAGATTCTGACAACAATGTGTTAGCTACAACAACACAGGAGAGAACAAATGTTACAGGCATTAATGGAAAAGATTTCAGCGATTCTGTTGCGTATACACAGAGTGGCTCTAATAGGGGAGGCATTACTATTAGTGGTACTGACAGTAATGGTGTTGTTGGTGGTTTGGGTGGTCCTAACTTTGATAATGTAGAAGTTACTATGACTTATGACCCTGTTGTTCTAACAACAAGTCAAACAGAAACTATAACAACAGCTATTAACTCAATAGAAGAATTAGAAAACGAAATAGAAATTATACAATTTATACCGATTGAAGAAATAAGATTTGAAGAATACATAGAACCTGAAGTATTAGTTTCTTTTGAAGAATTTTTTGTTACAGAAATTGCAACAGAAGAAATAAATACAGGGATAGTGAATATATTTGAGGAGGTTACTTATGAAGAACCGCAGACCATCGAAACATTCTCAGCAGAAATCGAAGGCTTTGAAACAAAAATTGAAACAACAGAAATCACAAACACAGAAACCTTTGAGCTTAGCGGAGAAACTGAGCTTGCAGTTAGAGAAGAAGAAGTTGGAGGAACAGAGACAGAAGGAGTTGCAGGAGAAGAAGTTAGCGGAACAGGAAATGAAGAAGCATCAACAGAAAACGAAACAACAGTTGTTGCACAATCTGAGCAAGAGAGCAGCGGAGGAGTATCATCAGGAGGAGAACAGTCTAGGAATGAAAATTCTGAAAGTGAAAGCATGGTTTCAGAAGATGATACATCTAGTGAAACAGAAACTGAAGTCGCTTCTGAAGAAGTAAATGAAACTGACAGAGAAACAGAAACAGTCGAAAGTGAACAAGGAAGTGAGGGAACTGAAGTCGCTTCTCAAGACAGCCAAGATGCCGAAAGCGGTAATGTTGAGATGGAAGAAAGCAGGGATAGTGAAAGTGCTGGAACAGTTGATACAGCAATTTCAGTAGAGAACATAGAACGCAAAGTAAATCAAACAATCAAAAGAGTAGACCAAAGACTAATTGCAACATCTTTAATTGTTGCTAAAGCAATGTCTAATGACAAAATACTTGATACATACAACAACATAAACACAGACATATTTAATAACCAAGTTTTTATTGACGGAGGTAATTATTATGATGGCAGAGAATTTATTGATACTAGAAATATTTATGCAGAAAATCAAAACATGTATAACGATTCAGTTGCACAATATCAAAAGAATTTGCAAGAAAGTATTGATAACACAATCAGAGCAGAAGAACACTTAAGGAGGATACGTGGATATTAAAGTTATAACAGGTGCGGTTGGTTTAGTAATTACGCTTGGAGGACTTTTTGTTTTTCAAGGTCAATTAATTGAACGAGTAGAAAATTTAGAATCACAAAAAGCACCGAACATAAAACCATTAGAGCAAGACATTGCAATAAACAAAGCAGAGATTGCTGTGCTGAAAGCTAAGGTAGATGAAATCAAAGCTAGGTCAGACAATCCATTACAATAGAGGTAGTTATGCCAAAAAAAATTGACAAGGAAAAAGAACAAAAGTTTATAGATTTTTACTGCGAAGGAGAAACCGCAGGCAACGCAACACAATCAGCAATTAAAGCTGGTTGGGAAAATAACAAATCTATTAGATTCCAAGCTAGGTATCTCAAAAATAAATACAAAGAAGAAATCAGAAAGAAACAAGAAGAAAGAATATCATCTATATCAGGACCAGCAATTACTGTTTTGCAACAGTTGCTAGACTCTGAACAAGATGCTGTCAAACTTAACACAGCCAAACTTATACTGGAGTTGGGTAATTTTTCATCTCAAACTATCAATGTTAATGTTGATAAAACAAAAGACAAAACTGATGCTGAATTAATTGCAGAACTCAAAACACTTATGGAAACTGCACCTGACTTAGCTGAGGGAGTTCCTTTAGTTGTGGTAGATAAGCAAGAAAGCAAATCTAAACATTAAATTGGGTAGGTTTGAGGAGATACCCACTCCTGTTTTATTTAGGCTTTGTTGTACTCGTCCTCATCACATCCGTAAATGTAATCGAGCTCAGCAAAAGGGATGCCTAACTCTTTTGCTTTTTTCATAACGACATGAGGGTCGAGACCGCCTGATAACTCAGCCCAAAGTTGATGAGCATTTTTTAATGCCCCAATTTGAGTGTGTTGGAACTCAGGCATGACCTCTAATGTATGTTTCCTATGTCCGTTTGGTAATACTTCCATAGGTTTTTGTGTGTTAATTGTCATGTTTTTTTTACTCCACCAACTTTATTGTTGGTATGAACATATATAAACATAATAAATTATTAATGTCAATACCAATTAGTCACCTAACTTTCTTAATGCTTCGTTTTCAATATCAATAATAATTTCTCTGATTTTAATATATTGTTTTTTATGTTTCTTGAATAACTTCATAGGAATTTTCATAATATGTGCTCTATGCACATCCTCATATATAAACTCACCTGTGCCCTCACAATGAGGGCATTTTTCTAATTTACTATTATCTATTACGATTGTTCCTACGCCTTTACAAATAAAACATTTGGTGAATAAAGTCTCGGCAAGAGCAAGTCTAGTAAACTTTCTAATAATTCCAGGCTTATCAGGCACACCATCTTTCATAAATATTTCACAGGCTCTGTCCATCATTTCATCGAACAATTCTTCATGTGCTGAGCTAGAATCAATAAACTTAGCTAAGAGTATGTTTAACTCTCTCTTCTTCAATCTCTTCTTAGCTAGTAGGTATGCAATGTCTTGGGGTGTAAGGGCGTTGTGATTAGCGGATTTAATCTCATAAGATGGGCTACTAGGTAGTAGCAATGTTAACAGCTCAGGATTCATTTATTCTTTTCATAATACTCCAGTAATTCTTCCTGTGTACCATATTTATCTTCCCACGTAAAGTTGCCTAAATAGTGTATTCCTTGCGAACCTTGATGATGCTCAAAACACAAAGGGATAAATGACTTAGATTTGATACCCATTCCAGCCCCTGTTAGGTGATGAATACATGGTTCTGTATACACTCCGTAGTGTTTTTTACAAACCACACACCCAAACTTAATTGCCTGTTTATATTCTTCTTGTATCTTTTTGTTGGGTTTTTTTGCCATAGAATTATCATTCTACAGCACAGCCTCCCAAAAAAATATAACTAAAGATATAAATATAAATGCTTGTACTAGCTCAGGTAAATCGTCATACGCATACATTATCTTTTTTATTATATCAATCATTTCCGCCTCCATAATTGTCAGGGTTAATTAAATCTTGTATAGAAACCAACATCCCTTCAGATGTGTTCTCATCTCCTCCTCTTATCAATCTGCCTTTTCTAGCTATTTTTTTCATGCTTTCAATAGGCACTGTCAAGGTAAAACAAACCTCCTTACCTTTATAAAATGAGACTACCCAATGGTCTGCATGAGTAGTGGCAATACCGCTAGGCTTACCCCTTGACTTAAACTCAACAAAAGTATTGCCTGTCTCAACCCATTGGTCTCTTTCAGCCTTACACTCTGTCAATCCATTAGCGATGTCAGATACAACCTTGCCGTAATATTTCTCAGATATTAAACCAAAATCTAAATCAAACTTAAAATCGTTGTTATGTTTCAACCTAACTCTCCATAAAGTTTCTTCTCTCCTCTAATATTAGCGGATTTTGTCCTAAATAAATTACAGGATTCAGTAATACTGGCTATCTCATGCCTCAAAGATATGTAATCTTTCTTCTTTTCTCTTATCAAATCTATATAAGCTAGCACCTCTTGATGTGTTTCAGCTAATGCTTCTCTATCCCTGACAGTCATGCCGCTATTTTGATATTCTAAAAATATTCTAGCTTTGGTAACCTTCATCATAGATTCATAATATTGGTAATCAGATTCAGCCTTAGCTAATAGCTTCCCCAAATCTCTTAGCTGTGAAACAGCTCGTTCTAATTGTTCTTCGCCCAATCTAATCATCTTTGCCACCTCTCAAAAGTTCTGTGTAACAATCTTTAGTTATAGGTTTCCACCTACCTTTAAATTCTGTTATTTCCTCAGTAAATTTGGGTTCATTCAACTCAGGGGTATTATGAGTTTCCTCTTCAGTCATTTCATCTAAGTCAACAAACCTAGAACATTTGCCAGCAAAATACACACCACCAAAACTAAGTCTTGCATACTCACACGCATAAGGGTCGCATAATTGGTCTACTAACCAAAAAAGGTCAGGCTCATTTTTGCCAGCATATATTCCGACAAATTCCTTGTTTTCTTTCAATCTCACAACATAAGTGGTCATTTTTTTAATACTCCTATCAATTTTGTTTTTAAATCATCAGGCAACTTATCATAGTTATCGCCTATCATCTGCTGTTTGTAAAGGTTTACAAATACATCTTCTTTCTTATCTGTCTCATATTGAGGCAATTTGAGCAATTTATTTCCGCCTAGTTTGTTCCAAACGCTCTTAGCTACGTCATCTTTAACGTCTCTACGCTCAAAAAATTGATTGTATAACGCTCTAATAGACACGTCTGATTGTTGCAGGTATTTAGTAAGATTCACAGGAACTTGAGGTTTCCATTCACCAATATCAGGGTCATTAGTATGTGATATGAAAGCAGCCATAACAGCATCAACGCTGTAATGTTGCAAACTAACCCATAACATTAATTGCTGAGCAGTTGTCAGCTTAGGTTGTTTAGGATAAGTGTCATCGAATAACCTTATCAGTTGTTTAAACTCTTCTTTATTCATACTTTATTTATATATATACACACATATATGTATGTGTATTAATATATTTATTTATTAAATTATATATAATTATCATATATTAATAAAAAAATCAAATCAATACTTGATTTAATTATATTAACATATATAATTATATTATTATGAATAAAAAAGTTGAAAATCTTTCAGGTAGTAATGAAAAACCTGACATAGCTATTAGCTATCAGACTGTTTGGAACACTTTATCAAAAGTGGACTTAACAGGTAAAACTGAAAAAAAAGGACAGTTTACTTATCTTAAATGGTCTTACGCTATTTCAGAGATGAATAAACATTATCCGCAACATCATGTAACATTTGATGACCAAAACAATAGATTTTATGAGGATGGTTCTCAAGAAATATATTGTCGTATTGAAATAGATAATTTATACAAAGAAATTTGGTATCCAGTGACAAAATCTGATGCCAAGACACCTTTGATAAAAGCTGGTTGTTTTGACATGAACACTAACAAAATGAGAGCAATGGTAAAATGTATGTCTTTATTTGGGCTAGGCATTTCCATTTATCATGATGGTAGTGCAATTATGGAGGGCAATCCTGCCGAAGTTAATGTTACAAACCCTGTTTTGATAGCTATTAGAGACGCAGAAAAGCAAGAAGACGCTATATCTACTGCATTTGAGAACAAAAAATTAGTAGATAAGCAAGTTGATGAGAGGGAGTTTGGCACAGCTTTACAGCCTGAGATAAAAGAAACCGAACACCCACACATATCTGATAATCTGAGGACTTCTTTGTTTAAAGATTATGCTTACGGACTGACTTACAAAGCTAAGAATGACTGGAAGATGTCTCCAGCTAGTAGGATGAAAAGACTACAAGCAGACATAAAACAAGAGGACATACCTCTTCCTGATAGAGCCTTAGCTAGTGTTAAATATGGTACATACAACGAAAGATGTGGCATAGCTAAGTGGATGTTAGTTAACCAAGAGCCATGTTTGTATTATTGTGATAAGCAAGCTAATTGGACAGTACAGGACTGGATGAACACTAAGGCTGACAGAAGTATTGCTCTAAGTTGTACCCCTGATGGCATGACTATGGACAAGAAAGGTCTTATTGAAATCAAATGCAGCTCACAAGGAAATGCTAATTATGATGAGTTTCCTAGACAATATCTTCCACAGATTGCAGGTCAGTTAATGGTACTTAAAATGGCAGAGCCTGAGCTACCATTAGAGTATGTTGATTTGGTTAATTGGACACCAACACGCACAAAAATATGGAGATACACAAGAGACATGGATTATGAAAAGAACTTAATACAAAACCTTGAGGACTACTCGGAGGCATTGATAGGTAATAAAGAATTACCAAAGAAACCAATAGCTTACGAAGGAAACCTAATACAAAATGTTAAGTTAATTTATGATGAGGCAAATAATGCTTGAGCCTGTTGGCTACACAAAAGATGAGGTTGACATTTTAGTTGACCTCATCAAGAAATTAGATATAGGGATTTTGTCACAGAGAGAATACATGCTTGAAGTTGACAAATTATACAAACAAGTACAGGAGGATAAGAAATGATTGAATATTTCAATTTATTTATTAACAAAGACATCAAAGATTCAGACGAAATGAAGGCTTTGATAGAGTTGGTTAAGAAAAAACAAGAGGAAAGCGGCAAAAAACAGCCAATATTTAACAACAGTGAGGCTACTGACACAAATTCACAGAATAATGACCACAAAACTATGGACATATCTGTATTTATTAATCAGAAAGACAAAGGACCTTACGCAACAGTTAAGCTGGTAGGTAAGGAAGAAGACGCAAGCCCATTTTAAGGAGTAAAGATGACTTACAATAAAGAGTATTATGAGCGTAATCGTGATAAACATAATGCCAAAACAAGGGCTGATTACCAAAAA